CCTTGGTGTCGAGGGCGAACGTCTGGCCCTGCGCCGCTGCCGTGCCCGGGGCCACCGTGCCGGCAGGAGACTGCCCGATCCCGGAAGCGACCCACGACGGCAGGACAAGAATCGACGCCCCTGCACTGATCGCTGCTGCTGCGGACTGTGCCGACAGCATCGGCAGGACCAGCTCGGATGCCCCGGCGCGACCGGTGACACCGTCGGACTCCCCCGTGACCAGGGGCAGGGTGATGACGGCCTCGCCGACGCGGTGCAGAACACCATCACCGACGGACTCAAGAATCGGCAGGGCCTGCGCAGACTCCGCCCCGATGCCCCCGGCTTGCGACAGAGCGACGATCTGGGCCAGGGTGACATCCGACACCCCGACACGCGATGTCGATGCGACGGACTGGCCGGCGATGATCGGCAGGGTTGCGTCGCTGTTGGAGAACCCGGCGCCCGAGGTGCCGGTCGAGACTGCCACAAGCGCAGGCAGCGCCTGCTCGGACACGCCCAGCGCTTGTCGGGCCGCGGTCGACACGGCAACGAGACTTGGCAGGGTCTGGTCGGACTCTGCGATCTGCTGCAGGTATCCCGTGCTCTCGATCGTGAGCGACGGGATCTGCTGGTCGGACTGCCCGACGCTGTCATCTGCACCGACGGCACCCTCGGTCGCGCCGGTGGACGATCCGCTGACCGTTGGCAGGGTGACGATCGAGCCCGCGATGCGCTGCGTGAATCCGGTGGCATCGCCCGTGAGCACGGACGGGGCCACGAGATCGGACGCGGCCACCCGGTCACCGGCGGCAAGGGCGCCCTCGGTCTCAGCCGTGGACGATGCCTGGATGAGAGGCAGCGCCGCGGCAGAGTCCGCAAGTCGCTGCGTCTGCCCGACACTCGTTGCCTCGATGGCCGGCAGCGTCTGGGCGGAATCCGCCGCACGCGCCGGCAGGGATGTGGCGGTCGAGCTGGCGGTGACTGGCTGAAGGGTCTGGGCCGAGTCGGCGAACCGCTGCGCCAGCGCGGTCCCCGTGCCGGTGATGGCCGGCAGGGACCGGGCGGAACTGGCGATGAAGTAGACCGGGATGGTCCCGGTCGAGGAAGCGGTGAGGGATGGCAGGGTCTGGCTGGACGCGCCGATGCGCTGCGGCAGCCCGGTGCCGTTGCCCGTCAATGCCGGGATGGTCAGCGACGAGGACGCGGCTGCGCCGCCGGCGGTGCCATGGGCATCGACCAGAAGAACGTCGAGGTCTGACCCTCCCCCTCGCCCCGTCGCCCCTTCGGACTCCGCGGTGGTGGGTATGAGGATCGGAACCTTCTCCCACACCAGACCGTCGCCGTCCCAAAGGACAGGCAAGGTCTGGGTGGAATCCGCCGGCCGGCCGGTGACCCCAGTGCCGCTGACACTGAGGACCGTACCGAGCGTGACGGTGGAGGTGGCTGTCGAGTCAGCCATGGCTCATCAAGCTGCAGGCACCGTCCTGGACCACGCATTGATCGTGGTCTTCGCCGCGGCGGTGACGGTCGTCGAACCGGTGAAGTTCAACTGCTGCCCCGACGTGGAGATTGCACCGTCCTCGCGGATGGTCGCCGCGAGGGAGTCGAGCGTGCCCGCATCCGCCACCGAACCGTACATCCGATACCACCCCGCCGTGCCCCCGGCGACGTTGGTGCCTTCCCAGACCTGCGAAGCGAGCTTGGCGATCGTCCCGGCAGATTCGCTGCCGAACTTCAGCCCGTTCACCGCAGTCACCCCACCGGTGAAGTCGACCGGGGTCGCGGTCAGGGTCGTGACCGTGGTGGCCAAGTCCGAGCTGTTGAACGCCGCTCCTGCACCCAGCGGTGCGTAGACCGTGACCACCGCCCCGGACGAAGTCGCCGAGACCCCGAGATGGGACTCATAGTCGTTGATCGCCTGCGCCAGATCGGCGGCGGTCTGGGTCGTGGAGGTGTTCCACGGCACCGCAGCGTCGATGATCGCGTCGCCGTCGATCGTGACCGTGTCCACCGATCCGGCAGATCCCGAGATGGTGATCGTGCCCGTCGCCCGCACCTCGGCGGTGTGAGCGCCACTGCTGTTGGTGATGGTACACAGCAGCGTGCCGGTGGCCGCGGCATCTGCGTTTGCAGGCTGAGAGCCCGTGTAGATTTCGATGCGGCCGTTCTGGAATGCCCGTTTGAACGAACCACCAGCCGCCAAGTGATTGCGGAGCCCTGTTGAGTAGCGCAGCGTCATGCTGACCTCCTATGAATGCGGCGGTGCCGCGGTTGAAGAACCGGTCATGCGGAACTCAGCACCAGTTGCTTGAGGTCCGCGTCGAAGTACATCGCCGCCGGCCCGCGAAGGGACAGCGGGTGGCGGTTGATCGTGAGCGTGCGCACGGCCCCGTCGGGCATCCCTGCGCAGAAGGATTTGGTCGTGGCCCAGACGGGGATCTGCTGTCCCGCCAGTTCACCGTCGCCCATCAATTCACCGGGCACGTAGACCAGGGAGCCGGCCAGGACTGGATCGGACATGCGATCCGAGACCTGCAGGGTGTCCGGGTCTGCGCCTTGGGCGTACACCACCCCGGCGTCGGTGCCGATGAACATGCCCGACCCGTCCCCGCGTTGCGGGGCGATCATGCGCACCGTGCCCGCGAAAGGAACGTCGTTGCGGTAGTCGAACAGTTCCGGGGCGAATGCCTCGGACGGATAGATCGCTGCCCCGACCGCGATCCACATGCGGCCCGAGTAGTACGCCATCGCTCCACAAGGGACTGCTCGATCCATGAACTGCGTCTGCAGCGGGATCACGAGGTCGGTCGAGTCGCCGGTGTAGATGAACGAGTCTCCGGGCGCGCATTCCCCAGCCCGGTACAGCGTCGCCCCACCGGGAGTGCTGATGTAAAGCTCGCACGCCTCGATGTCCGGGTCCGTGGTCGTCGGCGCGGCTATGGAGATACCGCCATCCGCAGGAACGGACAGCGTGAACGTCGCCGATGCGCCGGACTCTTGCTTGTCCTTGCGCCGGAACGTGGCCACCGCCTGATAGAGACCCGCCGGCAGCCGTCCCGCAGACTGGCCGATGATCGGGACTGGAACTTCGAGGCCCCACGACCGATTCACTCCACCATCGATCACGCCGCAGGCATTGGCTGACGACCAGTAGACCCGGTCCTCCACCGTCTCGTAGACAGCATGGCCTTGCAACCCGCTGGCTAGAACGGTAGTCGAGTACCCTGGGTTGATCCGCACCAGATTCCCGCCCACGACACCGAGAGTCATCGGGCCTTGCGACCACAGCGAGTGCGAGTGGGTTGCAATGACCGTGGAGAACCCTCGCCGGCGGCTGGCCTGCCCCGTCTCGTCGATGCGCACATTGATCGCCGCGACCAAGTCGCCAACGCTCATGCGCTCCTTGTTTATCTGGGAGCGCAGACCGGCGAACTTCTTGATCTGAATGGTCTCGGGCTTCATGTCAGAAGTCCATGAACATCACCGTCTTGGTGTGACGGTTCGCGTGCTTGCGCTGCACGTTCGCGTCCACCCGGATACCGAACGACACGGTGAATCGAACCTCGGCATCCTTCGCCTTGGGTTCATCGAGTGTTTCGGCATCCCGCTTGAGGTACGCGCAGCGGATCATCCAGTCCACCAGGTGCTCGTGGAACCGAGGCGGGATTTCCGGCTCGTCATCGACCGAGTTCACCGACTTGAGCGGAGTGCGGTACACCGTGAGCCGCAGGGTGTCGTTCTTTTTGGGCTCGGGAACGAGTCTGGCCGACAGCCCGATCCCCTGGTGATCGATCAGCAGGTACTTTGGTGATCCGGTCAACGAATCCCACCCCGGCGATTCCCGATCCATCTCTTCGGTGGACGTGAGCTTGAGCGTACAGGTGTCCCCGTCCAGCTTGGCTCTCTCCACGTCGAAGATGGTCGGGTGCAGTTGGTAGGTGTGGGTGTTGGCCACCACGTCGATTTCGCACACCGGCTCGGTGTCGAACGTGGCGGTGGTGGCGTCGCGGATCAGCCGGGCCCTGACCGCTGCCTCTTTGCAGGCGTCGTCCAGGTAGCGCCCGACCTCCGCGTCAGACCACAGGTAGGGCTGGGCCTCGTCGTCCACAGCCTCACGGAAGCGCTTGACCAGTTCGGTGCGCTTCATGTCGGTCACCCCGCGACCTTGCGCCAGACGCTGTCGCGCGTGTGCCGATCGACGGTGAACCCGGCTCGAGCCGACACGGCATCCACCTTGGGCTTGCCGTCCTGCCCGAAGTCGTCGGGGTTCTGCACGTCCATCATGTCGCGCATGGCCTTGGCCACCAGTTCTTCCTTGCTGTGCTCGACCTTGGGCGGCGGCGGGGCTTCCGGCTGCACGCCTTCGATCAAGGCCCCTTCGGCGACCGCCATGCGGCGGAACATCTCGGGAACCTCGGTGTACTCGGCTCCGATCACGCAGGTGTGACCTGCGGTGTTGGCCAGGCGGATTTCGCCGGCCGGTGCTTTCATCCTCATGTTTTGCTCCGTGTGTCCGTCAAAAACCCCCCGACTACGAGGTCATCGCAGTCGAGGGAAAACCCATCTCGACGATGGATCAAGGAGAGAATCAGCCCTGCGAGAAAGCAGTACGGCCGTCCACCACGTACTCGACGATCAGGCGACCGACCCCCGCCGTTGCTGCCGCGCCCTCGCCGTCCCACCGCACGCCGACGCTGCCTGCTTCGGTGAACTTGGCACCGCTGGGCGTGACCGCTGCGGCAAGGCCCGTAGCCGTGATGTCGGCAGACTGCGCCGAGTACGCGGTATCGACTGCCGAGGCGGAACCGACCTTGTGCCCAATGGAGAACTTGTCGGTCGTGCCGCTGTTGAACAGCGTCGTGACCGCCACGTATCCACCGACGACGATCGCACCGGCCGGCACATCGACCATTGCGGCGTAGGCCCCGCTGGTGATGTCGTCGAAGTCGAAGTCGCAGGCGCCGACGATCACGTCCTGTCGGCCCGATTTCTTGGTGAGTGCCATGAGATGTTCCTTTCAACATCAAGGGGAACCGAGCCGGCCACTACCTGACCGGCTCACGGATGCGATCAGCCCAGGTAGTGGTCGCAAGTGACGATGCCGAAGTCCTCGGTGGACTTATCGTAGATCGAGTAGAACTTGGGCTTGAGCAGGCCGAACATCTTGTCGATGTTGATGCCCTGCTGGCTGTTGTACTGGAAGGTCTTCTCGTCCCACTCGGCCGGGCCGAGGTCGGCCATGCCCAGGGCTTGAGCGCCGCACAGCAGGGAGCGGGTGCCCTCCACCAAGTTGCCAGAACCCCACTTGGTCGCGGTGCCGCGGGTCGAGTACACCAGCCGGTGCTCATGGATCACCGCCCCGTCGATCGTCACCGTGGCGCCAGTGAACCAGGGCGAATCCAGGCCCGTCTTGGTGGCGACCTGCGTGACCGCGCGCTGGTAGTCCGCGTCCTTCTTGAGCGCGCCCAGCGTGCCCGGCCGGACCAGGAGCACGTAGTATTCCTTGCCACCGGACATCAACGGCTTGACGTAGTGGTCCTTCGCATAGGCCACCAGATCCACGATCATCTTGTAGCTCGGCACATACGAGCTGGTGATCGAACCCGTGTTGCTCGCCACCAGGCCCGTGCCGTTCCACATCAGCGCCCGTTTGTTGGTCGGCGCCGACACGTCGGCCGCGAAAGACAAGTTGGGAAACGGACTGTTCAACCGAGCCGAACCGTCGTTCTGGTAGGCATACGAGATGCCAGACATCGTGAGGAACGCCAGTTGGTCGCAGCGATTGGCCAGCCAGTAGGCGAGCCGATCACGACCCATCTCGCGGAACTTTATGACCGTCTTCTGCTCGGCCAGCTTGCCCTTGTTGCGAACGCCGTGCGAGATCAGATCGATGTTGATGATCTGCGAGTAGGACTGCATCGCCTCCTCGTTGCCCTCGCGTTCGTTGTCGCCGATCACGCCGTCATCGACCAGATCCGCGACCAGGTGCATGATGACCTGCTCGCCCTTCTCGGTCTTCGTCAGCTCGGTGATACGTTGAATCATCGAACCGTCGCCGGTGCCGATGAACTTCTTGATGAACATCTGGTCGCGGGCGGCGGACCAGACATCGCGGGACCAGACGAGTTTCTGCTGCGACGTCAGTGCCGCAAAATTGGTGAGTGCCATGAATGGGCTCCTTCAGGAAATGGATGAACCGTTTTCCTGGGCCGTGGCGCCGCCCAATCCGCGAGCACAGGGTCTTTGGGGCGCCCAGAGTCCCGCTCGTTTCACGCCCGAGCTAGGCGAGGTCGCCCGTCACGGCGGCGGCCCGGCCGGGATTGAAGGCTCCCGGCAGGCCTGGCCCCGTCAGGGACCGTCGCCCCTCAGCCGGCGCTTTTCGGCCGCCGGCAGGGACGCGAACTCGTCCTCGGACATGGTTTCGACGTTGTACCGCGCAGCCTTCGTCGCCCGCTCTCCGACCCCGGCAAGCGGGGCAGGTTGGGCATTGGAAGCCTGCGCGTTACGTTGCGCCTGAGCCACGCGCCGCGGATCCTGCGTCGGGCTGTCGATCCCTGCCGGCGCAGTCCTCGGCCCAAGTCCGAAAATCGCGGCGGCCTTCTCGGCAGCCTGATTCAGTGCATTATACAGAGGAATCCCGCGTTGAACCAGCGAATTACGCTGCAAAATGACGTACTCAATGGCGTCTTGGTTGGCATTCTGGTTGGATTCATCCAGTTCCGGGTAGGTCGCCTTGAGTCGAGCGGCCTCGGCCTGAAACGCCGACTGCTGCTGCATTTTCTCGAATTGGGCCAGGGCGCGGGCGGTCGCCTGCCCCTCGAGGTGGATGTCGATGTCGGCCCGGATCTGAGCAGCTTTTGCCTCGTCACCGTCCAGTAAAGCCGTGGCGTAGTCCTTGTTTCGCGCCACCAGATCGAAAGCGGGCGCTTGCTGCGGTTCCGGCTGGCTTTGTGCCGGTGGCGTGCCGGACAGTTGGGCGATCAACCGCTCGTTCATGGCGAGCAGTTGCTTGCGCTCCTCGTTGACCGCATGGAATCGGTCGATCGGCACCATGGCGTTCTTCTTGCCCGGCGCGTCCGGTTCTGCGGGCTCGGCGGGTTCTGCGGTTTCGGCCTGTTCGGCAGACTCGGAAGACGGCTCGAACCCGTCGCCGCGGTCCTCTTCGCCCTGTTTGCCCTGTGCCTCGTCGTTGTCGGTGACGGTAACGGTGTCTTCGGTGTTGTCGTCGAGTTCGAGTTGGTCTTGATCCATGTTGCTCTCCTTGCTCACTGAGGTAGTCCGACCTGCGCGTCCATGCGTTCGATGCCCTCACGCATGCCGACGGCAGGGTTGACGGGTGTCAACGGGTTGGTGTTGGGGTCTGGCGGGGCCACGGGTTCCTCGATCGCCGGCGCAGGGACGATCGGGGGTTGGTCCGCATCGGTGAACCCGGCCGACTTGAGCAGTTGATCGGCCAGTGGCGCGATGCCGGGCAGGGCTGCAATCTGGTTGCCGGCCTGGGTCGCCGAAAACATCGCCTCCACCGCCTTGTTCACGGCCTCGGCCGCGGTCTTGCGCACTTGTTCTCTAAGCAGCGCCGCTTTCTGCTCGAGCAGCGGGTCGGTCTGCGACTGCTGCGACATCATCTCGACGATCTCGGCCTTGCGGCTCAGTGTCGAGTGCTGGACCATGATCGAGTCCGGGATACTCACCCCTGCCTGCCGCAACTCCAATGCCTGCTGGAACTGGCTGTTCTCGAACGTGACTTGCATCGGCTGTTCGCTGACCACCACGTCGTAGTCGCCTTCGGTCAGGTCGTTGACGTAGCCGCCTGTTTCCGGGTCGTATTGGTTGACCACGATTTCTTCGGTCTGTGGCTTGCCGGTGGCCGGGTCTTGTTCGGTGATCCGATACACCCGCTCCTCGGTGTAGAACTGCTGGACCAACTTGTGCAGCTTGTGCGCAAGCATGTGCCGGGTGCGGGCCAGGTTGTCGAGCGGCATGGCCATCTGCTGCTGGGCGGCGAACTGCTTGTGCTGGATCGCCACACCCGACTTCTCCGGGCCGGTGATCCCGCGCATGGCCTCGGGGATGGTCACGGACTTCAGGGCTTCCGAAGTGACCTGCACAAGCCTGTCCACCCCCTGCGGGACGGGATTGGGTGCGATCTTCTCCGGCCCGGTGGCTCCTTCCTTGACCTCGATGACCAAACCCGTCTTGGCCCCTTGCTGGGCCAGTTCCTCAGTGCTCATGTTGGTGAGCGAGTTCTCCCGCACGATCCACCCAGAATTGGCGGTCGTGTTGATGATGTGAACGTACTGACTCAGCGCCTTGTTCCGTGCCTGCTGTGGGCCGATGGCGTTATCGACCATGCCGAGCGTCTGGCCACGGCGGAAATACGCGAAGTAGGGAACGATGGTCAGGTCGTCGTAGGGGCTCCACTCGTTGTGCAACTCCACGTCAGCAGTGGCGACTTGCCAGCGAACCCTGCGCCGCAGCATCTTGGTCGCCACGGCCCCTTGGCCGATCTGCGCCTGAAGGACTTCCGGGGTCAGGTTCTCCGCGATCTTCACGTCGCCCGATCGCGGGTAGTACAGGCAACGAGTCATCTGCCGCACCCACAGTTGACGGTCGATCACCCGCACGCGGTTGATCTTGCCGTCGAGGAACCGGACATCGAAGGCAGCCCCTGCGAAGTTGGGATCACCGAACTTCGACCGATCGACCCCCGTGTCATCGGCCTCGCCCCAGTCGGCATCTTCCGGGCGCATGTTGCGCAGCCTCTCGACGGCATCCGATGCGGCAGTGCCGTAGGACTGCTCGATCTCATCGAGGGTCAGCCATCGGGTGAGCATCACGTCCGACCATCCTGATGGGTCGTAGGTCTTCGCGTCAGGGTCCGGGACGACATCCATCGGGTCGGGGACATCGATGGTGATGTGGCCCATCATGTTGTCGTCGAACGAGACACGGACATCGTAGTAGCCTCGTTGCTGGATGATCCCGTCTGTGAAAACCTCCGTCTCACGCCAATGCAACCGCTGAGAGTCGGCGATCTGCATGATGATCTTGCTGCGGATGTCCGCCTTGGCTTGGTCAGAATCTCCGCCTCGCGGCCGAAACAAGATGTCCATGCGGTTGGCGATCTGATAGCCAATGGCCGAGTTGACGCTCGGCATGACCTCGTTGAACTCGTAGGCCGGTCTTCTCTGCTCGCGCAAGATGTCCAGGTCTTGCGGGTCCCACTGCCTGCCACCGCCCAGATACATGCGCTCGCACAGTCGAGCCCTCTCGGTGTACTCCCGGTGCCCTCGGTCGATGGCGTACCTGTACCGGTCCCAGACCTCGCGTGCTACTTGATCGCTCATGGTGTCATGCGGCTTGCGCCGATCCTTGTGTCCTGCCCGTTTGGGTCAGGCGGTTGCGCCATGTCGGCTCGGCCCTTTTGACTGCCGGGGCAAGACCGAACGCCCCCAGCGTGTTGCACAGATAGCGCATCGCGTCCATCAGGTGATCGTTTTCTTTGACAATTCGCCCTTTCTCATCGCGCCGATACAGTTGGTATTCGGCGCGCGTGTTGGCGAGCGTGGAGAAGATTTTCAGCCGCCCGGTGGACAGCCGCTGCCAGACCTCGTTCAGCCCAGACTCGACCCCGTTGTTCGCAAGAATCAGCGTCAGGCCCAAGTCACGGTAGAGCTTGATCATCTGCTCCCCGTCGATCTGCGATCTGCCTCGAGCCGCGGGGTCGATTGCTCCGGTGATCCACGGTCCCCTGGCCTTGATCGCCTCGCCATGGACCGCTGGTTCGGCCTCGCCCAGATAGTGCTCGGAGTACAGGTAGATGACATCGCTCTCGCGGTCCCACGCTCCCCACAGTGCGGCGGTGCGTCGCCAGCCCACGTCCAGGGCGTAGGCTCGGGGCCAGTGCGCAGGAAAGACGAATGGCTGTACGACCACGTCCTCCCACCTCACGGGGTATATCGCCCCAGCGCCCATTGACGGAATGCCGCGCGAGCGCGCGTCACGCATGTCTGGCCGCAACTTGGCGAGCATCTCCGTCTTGTCCTGCTCGCTCAAATGCGGGACATCATCCCAGCCGCACTGAATGACCTCGCGCAGTCTGGCTGCGTCGCTCTCCACGTTCAGCAGACGTTGAACAAGCGGGGTCATGCCGTTCAGCGGGGTGAAGGTCAGGGTTGCATGACCCCGTCTGGTCATCAAACGGATCTGGCCCTCGTCCCACACGTCCTCGCCAACCTCCTCGTCGGCCCAGAACCCATCCAACTCGAAGCCCTCGAAGATTTCTCGCCCCTGCTCGTAGCTGCGGAACCACAGTTCCGACTCTCCGCCCAGCACATGCTTGATGTCTGCGCGCTCAATGGCCCCCTTTATGTGGTTGCGGGCCACCCATCGGGCGATCGATAGGCCGGGAATCAGCCCCGTGCCGATCAGGTCGGGCTTGTCCGTCGTCGAGCCCATGAGCTTGAGTTGCAGAATGTCCCGCGTCGTCTCGTGCGTGTTGCCCGACACCAGCAGGCGGATCGGGTGACAGAACCGGTGCCCAGGCCACCACATCGGGTAGCGCCCGGTCAAATGATAGGTCCACTCTGCCCCGGCCGCGATCGTCTTGCCTACTCGGTTGCCGGCAATAAACGCTCGCTCGCGCACCAGCAGGCCAGATCGGAAGAACAGCATGTGCTTGGGGTACAACTCGCGGCGCAGCGGTCCCTCGTCTGGAAACAGGGACTGGATGTAGTTCCTTGCCTCACGCCGCTTGCCCTCGGACAGAGACCGCAGGATGTCCTCGGCGCGGCTCAATGCCACGTCCGGGGGAAGGTGGGACAGGTCCAGCAGGCTCACTGGGCAATCCTTGGCGGCAGTCGAAGCTCGATGCCGTGCAGCGCCAGTCTGGCGATCAAGTCCTCGTCCGTCATCCGCTCATGCGGATTGGGGGGCGGACCCTCGCCGATGCTGTACGCCTCGCGCTCCTTGTCGATGAGCACGCGCATGGTTTCGACCAAGGTCTTCGCAGTGTTAGCTCGAGCCGGCAGGGACATGATCCGCCGCCACGCAGACTCCATGCTCTTCTTGGCCTCGTCCGATGCGTCGTCCATCAAGGCTTCGCGCATCTGCTCCACCAAGGGCTTGTGCTCGGTGGCGTCTTCCAACTCTTGCGCGAGCTGGGTGACTAGCACACGACATCGATTGATGACCTGGCGGTGCGCCAGCCGGACCCGCGCCTGAATCCTGGCCTCGGCCTCAACGGTCATCTCCTCGGACAGTTCGCCGGGCTCTGCCGTCATCGCCCGAGCCACCAGCGCATCGGCCTTGGCCTGGATGTTGTGCTTCAGCGTGCCACGCAGAATGCCGCGGCGCTTGAAGTAGGCCAGGATGGTCGGATGCGTGATGCCGTGGGCGGCAGCGATCTGCCGCACAGGCAGAGCCCCGGCACGCCATTCGACTTCTATGGCACCCCAATCGGGAGCGGGCTTGTCGGACTTGTCTGCGTCGTCGCTCATCTGCGCCTCGGCTTGCAGATCACGTCAACGGTCCATTCAGCCTTGCGGCCCGGACCCGCATCTGCGGTGATGATTGCCTTGTACCGCTGCCCCGCCACGACCCCAAGGGTGTCCGCCAGCGTGGCCCGGTAGCAGCCCTTGGAATCGGTGACGTAGCCCATGGCCAAGGGCCAGGTCTCACCACCCACCGGATTGTTGGCCGCATCCCTGAGCGTGACGCGGACGGTCGCAGCATCCAAGCTGGAGCCGTCCGCGTCATCGGACAGGTGCTCGACCTCAAGCAGCATGTCGCTGCCCGCGTAGATGGTTAACACGTCCATGTATAAATCCTGTGGCACTAATCGGCGCAACCGGTCGGCATGTCCGGCCACTCTTTGTTGCTCTTGCGCACGTTAACGCTCCTGTGCAGCAGTTGCAGGTTGGCGTGGCAGTGCAGGCCGCAAACAATGGGCGATGACAGCGGAACAACGTGGTCAACTTCCATGCCCCATTCCCTTGCCTTTTCATAGACAAATCGAATCGCCGACTTGTCTGCCCAATTTGGCTCTGCTTTGCGCTTGCGCGCGTAACTGGCGCGAGTGAGTTCGCGCACAGCCGCTTTGTTTGCGGCGCGCCATCGACGCGACTTGTCGGCAGCAAGTGCACGCGCACGTTTTGGATCTTTGGCTTTCCACCTTAGATCGCTGGCTTTGTGCACTTCGGGGTGACGCTCCCGGTAGCGGCGGCTGGTTTCCCGCCGTCGCTCCGGGTTGACTTTCTGCGCCGCGCACACGGCGGTGATATGACAGACCTTGCACTTTGATTGCACCCCATCTTTTGCGGCGCTGTTGCGGTGGAACTCGCTGAGTTCCAGCATGCGACCGCACCTGTGGCACATCTTCACTGCGTAGTCTCCGTATGCCGGTACAGATGTCCTAGTCTTCGGTGATAGTGGTGCCAGTCGTCAGCCGAGGGATGGTGCCGTTGGCGATGACGATGTTGGGCGTCACAGTGCCCTTGTAGAGGATCTTGGACGCACCGGACGAGGCCACGGTCACGGAGAAGTGCGTGGCCGTTTCCGACCCGCCGGTGGCCTGGACGAAGTCCTGGTCGGCAGTCAGCGTCACCGAGTTCCCGCTGACCGTGAACCCCCCGCTGTTGCGGTTCACCGCCTTCCTCGCGTAGCTGGTGTACGCACACTCATTGGTGGTTGCAGTTCCAGCTTCACCGGGGTCCCCCGTGTGCAGCGCCAAGTACAGGCTGGTCAGTGGCGACGTGGTATCGTTTTCCGCCAAGTCCGCGATGGCCGTGGCGTTGAAGATCAGGCCCAACAGGTCAGTCTCGAATGCATTGCTCTTGCTCATGTCAAACTCCTACAGTTGAAGAAAACCGTCCTCGGCCACGTCCATATCTGGCGAGCCTCCAACGGCAGGTCTCGTGCGCAGAATCCCGAGCACGACCGGCGACAGTTGGACAGACAGCACGCGCAAGCGTGACAGCCTGGGTGGAGTGCCGTAGCTCCCCACCGATCCCACCGTCGCCGATCCTGCTGCAGCTCCCGCTGCCAGCCCAAGCGCGCGCCCTATGGCGTTCGCCGAGCTTGTTCCCGATGCGCTGCCAGCCATGCTGGTCAGCGGCACCGAATATCCTTGTGCGGTCGATGTGCCTTGCGACGACCCCGCTGCCGCAGAAATAGCCTGTCCTACCGCGATCGCAGTTGAGGCCCCGGCGGACAGCCCTTCGGCGGCTTGGTAGGCTGCAGCGACAGCGGCAGCGGTTGCCGACCCGCTGGACGCCCCAGCTCCACTGTTGATCTGCTGGCTGGCCCCACTGACCGCCCCGACGCCAGAAGACGACCCGACGGCGACCTGGATGGCCGCGCCCACCGCTTGCGCCGTGCTGCTGCCGGCAGAGACTCCGGCTCGCGGAGCCAGGTCGCTGGACGTGCCGATGCAGGTGCCCAGACCGGACGCCGACCCAGCAGCGACGCAGGTCGCCTGCCCGACACCGGCCACGCTTGCCAGCCCGGTCGAAAAACCCGCGCCGGCGGCGAGCGTCTGAGAAACGCCGTCGGTGGTTGCGGATCCGGCGGATGAGCCCGCACCGGCACCGACCGACACCCCGACGCCCGACACCGTGGCGCTTGCGCTGGACGATCCAGCCCCCGGCTGCAGGGCAGCGCTTTGTCCGGCCGCTGTTGCAGTCCCGGCCGCAGCCCCGGCACCCTGGGCAGATGCGGACCCGACGCCAGACACGCTTGCGGCGCCTGAGCTTGCTCCAACGCCTGCGGACAGGGCTTGTCCAACACCAGAAACGACCGCCGAGCCATCCGCCGCACCGCTGGCCGACCCGATGGCCACGCCCACACCGGTGACGGTTGACGATCCGGCAGACGATCCGACCGAAGAGGCCGACGACACGCCCGTGACGGTCGCAGAACCACTGGCCGAGCCAGCCGCCTCGCCGATCCCTAGCCCGACCCCGGACACGGTCGATGTGCCGGTGGCAGATCCCGTGGCCGGCTGAGTCCCGCCCGAGAGACCGGCGGCCGTGGCCATGCCGGCGGCAGATCCAGCACCAGCAGACAAGGCCAAGCCGGTGCCCGTGACCGTCGCAGACCCGGCGGAAGCACCGGCGCCGACGTTGTACGTCTGGGAGGATGCGGCGGCAGACCCGCTACCCGCCGAGGCACCGCTGGCCGCGCCGATGCCAAGCCCGACCCCTGCCACCGACGCTGCGCCGGACGACGACCCGGCCGCAGACCCGGTTGCCGAGGTGACGCCAGACACCGTCGAACTGCCGGCGGCGGCTCCCGAGCCCTCGGACACGGCCAGGGCGACCGCGGCGACACTTGCGGATCCTGTGGACGATCCGGCGGCTGCGCTGACTGCCGCTGCGGTGGCGGATGCTGTCGCTGACCCGGCGGCCGAGCCGCTGGCTTGACCGACTGCTGCTGCCGTCGCCGTCGCCGTTGAACTGCCAGCGGCGGACCCGTCAGCCTCGGAGGTGGCCCGGCCAACGCCCAACACGGTGGCAGCACCGGCCGCCGACCCAGCGCCAGACACGTAGGTAGCGGTGAAACCGGCCCCGTTGACGGTAGCGACCCCGATCGATGCACCGACGCCAGCACCGATGCCAACGCCGACCGCGGTGACGCTTGCCGTGCCCGACGATGCACCTGCTGCCGCCGACCGAGCCGATCCGACGCCCGTGACCGTTGCCGAGCCGCTGGACGCACCGCTGGCTTGACCGATCGAAGCGCCGACCGCATTGACTGTCGAGATGCCTGCTGCCGAGCCCGCTCCTGATACCCTGCCGCGGCCGACACCCAACCCGGTGGCAGCACCGGCCGATGCGCCAGATGCCGGCCCGACGCCTTGGCCGACTGCGGATACTGAGGCGACGCCTGCCGATGATCCCGCAGCATGGGCGACCGCGGCACCAACTCCGGTGACCGTGGACGCACCAGACGCTGTGCCTGACCCGGCAAGGACGTAGGCACCGACGCCCGATACGGTAGCCGCGGAAGTCGACGATCCACTGGCCGGGACAATGGCCGCGCCTGCAGCGGATGCGGTTGCTGCCCCGTCGGATGCACCCGCGGAAACGACGATGCGCCTGCCAACAGCCGATACTGTGGCGACACCAGACGACGAGCCTGCGCCCGACGCGACCGTGCCGCCCCCTTCGGCACCTACACCGGATGCAGACCCCGCGCCAGAAGCTGACCCTGCCCCGGATGCAATCGTCGCCGGCTTGAGGGCCAGGATGACGCGAGCCTGAATACTCGATGTCTTGAGGATGGCCGCGGCGCCGGAAATCGTCTTGGCGCTGGTGGCGTACCCATACCAAGCGTAGAACCCCCCGCCGTTGCCTGCATCGGTTTGACCTCCGTGCAGCTCGGCGACACGCTCAAGCCCGGACACGCTGATGCGGTTGCCTTCCCACACCAGCCCGTCTGTCGCATGGGCAGACAGGCCCATGACGATGGTCTTGGAAGACGACGTGGATATAGGCGGCCAGGAGATCGTCGTGCTGCCTGTGCCGTCTGTGTCACCAGCCGGGTTGACATCCATGCCGGCGACGTAGCGAAAGTGCCATATGCGGGCGTGCCAATGGTCGCCCGCATCCGGCAGTGAGACAGACCCTGAATCGCCGGCCTGGGCCAGTCGCGTGAACACCTGCAGACCAACACCCGTCCCGGCGCTCCCGGCCTGCTGTGACGAGTTGGATGGCGCCGTCCACCCAGATGGTGTGGCGATGGGCTCGTTGGCCGTCTCGACCGCGAGCACCATGAACTCATCGGCCTGCCAGCCTGCTCGATACGAGACACTGCCCGCGCCCGCGGATGCCGCAGCATTGCCTCGGCCCATGTAGACCGGCTCGTCGGGTAGATGGGCATTGGGTAGCTCATCGACGTGCGGGGTAAAGTCTTCCCAATACCGAGCAACTCCTTCGGTGACTCGCCAATCGTCGAGGAATCCTTGGAATTCGTTTGAGGTCGATCCAGACGACAGCACACCGAACGACACGGTTTGAGCCGCGTC